AAGATGCAACAATGGGGCGAGCTACTTCGCCACATGGGAGCTCTTCTTCGCGATCTCCGTGACCTAACAATGCACCCAACTCAGCCTCTTGAGGCTGTAGTATTGACTGCAATGGCTCGTAAGGGTCAGGATGGCGTATACCGTCCTTACCTACAGGGTCAGCTGGCAATTCAAGCACCATATTTCTATGACATTCTTGGTGCAATCACCGTGGAGCAGATGCCAAATCCTGATCCACTTCAGGCTCCATATAAGGTGCGTCGCATGTATGTAGAACGCACCCCAGACTATGAAGCCGGTGAGCGCGTCCAAGGTCGTCTTGGAAAAATCGTCGAACAAGGCGATCTAGGCGTTGAGCGTATGCTCGACATTGTCTTCGGAGAGAAGACTAAATCCACTACAAACAAGAAAGAAGGTTAGTACAGATTATGTCATCTGTTAACTGGTCCGATTTAATCAAGGAAGCTGGAGAATCTTCTAGCTTCGAACCACTGCCAGACGGCGATTACGAACTAAAGGTAATTGACTCAAAGGCAACTGTCACTCAGACAGGCAAAACTATGTTCAAGATCACCACTGAGGTTCAGGGTGGTCCTTACGCAAAGCGCCGTGTCTGGGACAACCTAGTTGTTTCGCCTGAAAATGGCAAGGCTCTTGGTATGTTCTTCATGAAGATGACCGCTCTAGGTTTGGGCAAGTCATACTTTGACACCAACCCGAGCAACGCTCAGATCGAGCAGGCTTTGTTTGGTCGCACGTTCCGCGCTCAGCTGAGCACCAAGACCTACAACGGTAACCGCAGCAACGAAATCAAGCAGTACTACATCATTCGCTCCAACGAGGCTGCTACCGCAGCTCCAGCGGTCGAAACTCCTGTAGCGGCTGCAGCTCCTGCTCCTGCCCCTGCACCGGCTCCTGCCCCTGCACCGGCTCCTGCAGCTCCAGTTTCGTCTGAGCCATTCTAAAACTAAATAATGTATTGGGTGGGGGCATCGTAAGATGCCTCCACTCTTACATAGAGAGGTTCTTGTGAAAGTTCTTTTTACTGGTATGGCTTCATCTCACTGCAAGCCATCTAAAAACACCACGTTTTTTAGACTCGTTTCTGAACGAGTCGAACAATACGCTAGCGTTGAATGGCTAGCCCCAAGTCTGACCTGGGATAAAGATTTTTTTGAACAGTACGATGCTGTTTTTGTGGGCATACTTCCGCCAACTAGCCCTAGTGCCAATAAAGTGTATGGCGCAATGCACACAATCAACATACTTTTTGACTCCCCTAAGCTAAATCTAGTTATTGATCACCCTCAATTGTGGCAATTTAAGCACTCATTTAATGCTGTAGACAGAAACGTTTTGTCTTTGTTTTCTGACTTCTACTCAAAGCGTAAAGAGTTCTCGGCTGCAAAAGAGATAATCTCTAGCATCTCTGAGGCCAACCTAAAACTCCTCACCAAGCCATGGCCAACGACTATCTATCCGGAACTGCCATGGAAAAGCGATAGAGATCTAAACAAATTAGTCAGCCTAACTGCTGACTCGAACCTGATTGGTTTGAATTTGGATCACTGGCTATTGTCCGAGTCCACAGCGTTAGTTAGTAATCTTGGTGGTCACTGGATTACCGACAATCCTGACACGTCATGGACTAAAGAAGTGTCTGAATTTTTAGAGCTTCCGATAGTCTCAATAAAGCAGCGTAAACAGCTTGGCGATGCTGATGCATTAACTGCATTACAAGCTTCTGGCGGATTTTTATTTTCTCCTCAGGAGCGTGGCGTTGGGACTTGGTGGTCTTACCGTCTAATACAAGCATTAAACTCTGGTATCCCAGTTCTCTCGAACTGGAAAGAAACACACCAGCTTGGTCCAGAGTGGAACTTACTGGCTTTTGAACTGGAAAATCTGTCTCCTGAAGACAAAATTCTGGTTGCAAAAGCTCAAAAAGAGTCCTATATCCAAGCAATTCCCGATAAGAAGTCTGCGCAAAAGCAGATATCATTTATACTAGATAAGTCCATGAAAGGAAAATCGAATGCCTGAAGTTAATTTTGAATGGGTACGTCAGCAGCTGCAAGAGGCAAAAGCTAAAATTGGTGCTGGAAATGCAGCAATTGAGCTGCTAAAGGTTTGGTCTGACCTAGATAAACTCTCTGAAAAGGGAGCTAAAGAAGCGGTAGAGATGTTTGCCAAACTTGCCCTTGGTACGCCTCTGACCGTCCAGGCTGACCCATCCGATGAACTGTGGATTCCTGCTCAGCCTGGGCAGCTCACAGTTGGTGATGAAGTTCGAGTTCTGCCGGACGCATATGCCGATAAAGCTGGACTGATGCACAACGGGCGTAGAGGCAAGATTGTTGCTATCCGCTATGGAGATGTTATTTTCAAGTCTACCGACGGTAAGCAGCCCGTACTGGATGGTATTCACTATTCTCCGTACAAGCTGGAAAAGCGAGTTCGATAGTGCGAACATCGTTTGAATTAAAATTTACTGTCTTAAATTATCAGTCAGCAATTGAAGCAACCGCTGCTCACATTGGAAGATTTTTGGATATAGATCCAGAAGAAGTTTCAGAGCGAGTAGACACCGAACTAAAAGTTGAACTAAATGATGGCAAGTTTGAAGTTACTGCATTCGGAAAATTAAAAACAAATTTTGTTTCATTTGGACTTGACAAGCACAAATAAACCTCATAACATTTAGTTATGCAAACATTTGTACCGCTGACATCCAGCTTTGAAGATATCGCTAAGGTGCTTGACAACAAGCGTCTCAATAAGCAAGCCCTTGAGGGCTGGCAGATTCTTATGACTCTGCTTGAGCTTGATCCACAAGGTGAGCACCGCATCCCTAAAGGTTGGGTAAATCACCCAGCCGTCAAGATGTGGCGCGGCCACGAGATGGCCCTATACCTATACATCGAAGCAATGGTTACTGAATGGAAACGCCGAGGCTACAAGTCGACTATTGGAGACAAAGCCAGAGCTACTGTACTCAGAGCTATGCAGCTTGGAATACTAAGCGAATACTCTACTAATCCAAAATGGCTATCAAATCTTAATACTTTTAAAGAGATAGCTACCAGCCACCGGATGGCCCTACTAAACAAAGACTACGAGTGGTATTCTCAGTTTGACTGGCCTGAAGATAAAGGATATAAACCAGAAACTTACGAATATGTCTGGCCTGTGTAATTTGTAATTTACGGCAAGTTTAGTACACTAAACGGGACTTATCAATATATAATCTTTACATGGCTAAAGATTCTAGAATTGGTGAGTCCCTTTGGTTTATCTGGGATGGTGACGGATACACCCCCTCCTTAGATGGGTCTATTATTTTTTACACTGAAGAACATGTAGACATAGAGAATGAGACTGTTCGTAGAGCATTAGCGTCTTCTTTACAGCGAGAAGGAATCATCGCCTCCCTGGGGCAGGCATTTTCTCTTATTGACACTGGAATTAATTGGCATGGATATATAGGAAGTTCTCCAGAAGAGCATGCTCAGATGGCCTGTGAGGAAAATGGTGAAACTATCTACGATATTGTCTTAGATGATGTCGTTCCGGTAACCTGGGTAGAGGTATTTGATCTGTGATCGACCCACAAGAGTGGCACGAAGATGCCGAATGTGCTAAGCCTGCAAACGCTGAATATATAAATAATTTTTTTGCTAACAAGCCCTCTCAGCAATATCAGGCCAAAAAGCTTTGCGACGTATGCCCAGTAAGAAAAGAATGCCTCCAATGGGCTCTTGAGACCAAGCAAGTCTGGGGTATTTGGGGTGGACTGGACTATCAACAGATTAGACGCACCTTGTCGGTAAACTGGGAAGGCCAAGAGATGAGGCACAAGAGATTTCCTCTTTGTCCTTACTGCAAATCAAAAACTTCATTCTTGCGTACCGAAACAATAAGCAGGCCAAGTGGTGGCAGATGGGCTACTATGCGTGTAGTTAATTGCACTAAATGTCTATTTAGTTGGCAAAGTAGAACTAGCGCAAATGCTGTGGATGCATTTCATTTACAAGAAACTAGAAAGAAAAAGTCTTAAGACATTCTTTTCTTTATGTCAGTACTACTAATTCCCTTTGTGTACGGCAGATAGATAAGCCCGATTCCACGCTCGTCTAGCCAATCTTGGCTAAATCCCATTTGTTTGTAGTAATCTTTTTTGGCCCAGTCTGATCCAATTACTACGTAGTCTGGTTTAACGGAGTCAATCGATATGGTTGAATCTGTACCACCTATGTTAGGTACAACTTGATGTACCCACTTGCAGGCTAGTAGAATTTCTTCGCGTTCTTCGTATGAAAGAACTGGCGGCTTTCCCTTGTAGCTAGATATAAATTCGTCTGTATTCAGAGCAACAACTACTAGTCCAAAGTGTGAAGCACGCTCCAAAAGTCTGTAGTGTCCAGGGTGAGGAAGATCGAATGTGCCTCCGGTATAAACAATTGGTTTCACTAGAAGTCCAAATCGCTAATGTTTTTTAAGTTTGGATACGCTTTTCCGATTGGAAAGGTAGTACCTAAAAATTTAGTATCTTTTTCAATTATTGCTTGATAGACAACTTCTACAGTGTGTTCGTTCATGCCTAAGTGTTTAATATACTCTTTGAACCAAGTTTTTATTTCTAAACATTCCCTACCGCCATATGAAGTGTTGTAGCTAGTTCCGGGAACGGTAGTCATCCAAAAATCCCACTGGCGGTATATCTTTTTATTGTTGTAGAGAGTCCAGGCGGCATAAACAGTGTCTAGGCAGTGACCAGTGATCGAATTGGCGAAGTTCATGTAGCCTTTTTTGAGTATCCATCTGTAGTACTCCAAAATAAATAAAGCTAGCTCCCTAGTCAAAGCAACGTAGATACCGTTGATTTGAGTGGAAAGTCCCAGATTCTTATATTTTTTAGACATCTCTATTAGGGTGACCATTCCATCGGAACCGTCTCCGCCCATTCTAGGGGCCATAATCCAAATGTCATCGTCCAAAGACATGGTCTTTTCGACTATTTTTACAAAATCTGCGTGATTTTCGCAAATGGCATCGCCGGCATTAAAAATAAAAATGTCGTGCTCTGTTTTAGCAAAGTCCTCTAATGAGTTATAGAAGTGTCCGTAGTATCTAACCTTTTCTGCAATGATCCAGTTTTCTCGTTTTTCCGGATTGGTTGTCACATCATAGACTAAATAATCAATTTTAGCTTTTTTAAGCTGACTATCTACATCTATTGCGTTGTAAAAAAGCTGGTCCCAAGTAACAATATAGGTCTTACTAGTTTTCATTACTTAACTGGAATTACGCTAATAAACTCTCGCGGGTCAAAGTCTCCACCAATTGCCATGGTTAGCAGTCCTGGTTTAGATTCTAGACCGGCACGGTCGCGGAACCACTCTGAGCC